ATTCTCAATCCCAATAGCACACTATGAAATACAGAATTGGAGAAAGAATAAAGAAGTGATCATGAATTCTCTGCCTGTCCTAGGTAGAGAGCATTTGGAGAGCAACGGTGAGCAGTATACCGACTTCTTTCATCAGGAGGAGTGGGACCTGCCACCTTATGCTGACACGGTGATTGAAATCATCTCACCATACCTTGCTGACTTTACTGAGCGCAGACGAATAGAGTTTACTGACATGTGGTGTCAAACATCATACAAAGGTCAGAAACATGGTCTGCATAATCATGGTCACAGTGGATGGTCAGCAGTAATATATGTGGACTTTGACCCTAGAGTCCATAAAGCAACGCAATTTGTGTCACCTTTTAACAACCCTTGGAGTGGTAGGTTACAGACCTTCATCCCACCTGTTAATGAGGGAGACATGGTTATTTTTCCAGCAACGATTGCACACGAGGCACTACCCAATGAGTCTGACAAATCACGCACCATTATCTCGTTTAACTTACGAGGTAAAGTTGACAAAGTTAAGAGGACTATGTGGGAAGGTGATCCGATAGTACGTGTCCCTTCGGGACAGTAGCTCAGCGGAAAGAGCAACTGCCTTCTAAGCAGTCGGTCGTAGGTTCGATCCCTACCTGTCTCGTTGCACTTCGGTGCATGTTGGAAAAACAAAATAGGAGTCAATCATGACTGTTAGAGATCGCTTTGCAGATAGTCTGCAAATTTTGAAGGATACTGTCAATGGTAACATTGCCCTTGACGTTGAGTATCCTCCCCTCTTCCAAGCACTCTGTCGTTTTTATAGTGACAAGAGCGCACGTCACGTCCACTTTTGGGGACTGGATATTGAAGAGGACTATACGATTCTCATTGATAACATGATTGCTGATGGCGTCCTGGAAATGACCTAAACTTTATCCTGGTCGGGATGAATTATGCTTAAAGAAGAAATCACTTTATATAAGAACAACATTTGCACCCCACTAAATGATGAGTGTAATGACTTTATCTGGGGTAATTTTATTGATGAATCCGTTGTTGTTGGTCTTGAGGAATTCTGGCATAATCAAAGTATCTTGAATTACCATGAAGGTCGCGTGATGAGGCAGGGTGATATTGGAGTAGACAAGGACTATAAAGAGTCCACTGATCTACACATTCCATTTCAACTTAACTGCCCTCAGATACAAAACTATATGAAGGCACTTCAAGATATCCTAAATCAATACCTCGTGAGGTTTCCTTTCGCGGAGACCTCACGTTTTCAAATAGTGGAGCCACTATCTATGCAGTGGTATCCTAAAGGTGGTGGATTCAAGCAGTGGCATACCGAAAGGTCTAATGCTTTGCCTGGAAACATTTACCGACATCTAGTCTTTATGACCTACCTTAATGATGTCCCTGATGGTGGCACAGAATGGTATCATCAACAGAAGTATGTCCCAGCGCAACGTGCATACACCGTGATATGGCCAGCGGACTGGACATTTCACCATCGTGGTAGAGTCTCTAACACACAAGAGAAGATGATTATCACAGGGTGGTTTAACTTTATCTAAGGAGGCAAATGGAGACACAGGACGACAGATGGAATAGGGGACTGGACATTTTCATTGAAAGTGTGGTCAAACCCGACGCCGACCTCAGGGCATGTGCTCATTCCCAGAAATGTTACCATGAATTGTTGTGGATTCGGGAAGATGTGCTAAACTATCTACAGACACTCAGACGCAAATGAAAAAGCCAACCGTCATTCTTGAGCGTTATCCTTACCGCTATGTGCAGTGCGGGATGCTTGACAATGGATTCCCTGACTACCGCATCCAGAAGGTAGACGCATATACCAACAGGTATAGGGACATGTATCTCTGTGACAATGCTATGCAACTTGACACAGCGATGGAAGATTTTGAATACACCAAGTGGTTAGATCCAGATGGTGTGCCTGCATATGTAAGAGACTGTGCTAAGGCGTATTCTTAGAGTCTGGAAGTATTCCTTAGGGTCATTTTCTGATGACAAGACAGGACCCTATGACAATTACATTGCAGGTGTACGCACCTGCATTTTCATTTCTTATCTTGTCACAAATTGTTTTATCATCAGCGGAGTAATCCGTCATTGGAATTATGAAAACAGAACTGAATGCAGCAGTAGAGGCATTGAAGACCGCACTGCATCGAGCAATCGACGACCCCAAATTCAACCGCAATCACCTGAGTGAGTTGTGGCGTCACTACAATGGTGTGCAAACCATTGCTGAGGATTGTCCTGAGGACAAGGATGAGATTCAATTTCCCAGCAGTCCGATCTACCTCAACGATAACTTTGATTATCAAAACATTGACACTAATGTCACAGGTGCTGCTGGTGGCGACGTGATCAGTCTTGATAATGCGGACTCAACTACCTTCCCTACGACCCTTGATTTTGGGGACAGTGAAGGAACTGTCACGTTTTCATAGGTTTTCTGGTTTAGGGGGCTTGACAAAGTTGTAAATGTTATATATAGTTACATACAGTAACAAACCTTAACAATGACTGTTACAACAGATGAGCTCGGAAAGGTAAACATTTTTGCCACTGAGACTCAACCTTATATTGACCCTAAAGTAAAGAAAGCCATGCAATCAGACGTTTACGAAACTCATAACGAGTCTGCAGAGAAGCTCAACGGTCGCCTAGCAATGCTCGGCATCGTCTCTGCCTTCCTGTCCTATGCCTTCACTGGGCATCTCTTCTTCGGAGTGTGGTAATCATGACTCCAGAAGCAGAAAGATTCAATGGATGGGCAGCAATGATCGGTATCATTGCAGCACTTGGCACCTATGCCACAACTGGTCAGATCATTCCAGGCATCTGGTAATGAGTTTAGAGTGGGCACAGACTATTATTTTTATCCTGACGCCATTCTTCTTCATGCTCCTATTGGTGGAGACTGATGACGATGGTGACGATGATGACATGGGCGGTGGGACAATGGTCCCAGTGTACACTCCATCTTGACCAAGACAACTAAATACGTTATAATTCTGGGGTGTCCACAGGGCACCCCTTTCTACTAAGGATAGATTAAACATGAGACCACTTGTAATGGTATCAGCAATGCTGCCACTGCTTATGGCATGTGCTTCCTCTGCTCCTCAGAAATCTGAAGCAGCAGGTCTTAGACCTACTAAGATCTATGAGCGCAGATGGGAATGTGTTGGTTGCTCACCTGAAGAGAAGAAAGTTGTAGCGTATTTACAAGACGTAAAAATCAACGACAAAAATGCTATTGCTACAATTCTTGGCAACATTAGACAGGAGTCTAATTTCATTGCCAATATATGCGAGGGAGGTGCTAGAGTTCCTTACCACGATTGCCATCGGGGTGGTTATGGCATCATTCAGTGGACCACAGTAGGTCGCTATAATAATCTTGGTAAGTTTGCTAAGAAGTATTTCTGTGACCCCTCTGAATTCGACTGTCAACTCCGTTACATGGTTAACGAGAGTGTCTTCCAACGTCAACTCCCTTACTTCCAAGGTGGGGGTCAGACTATTTCGTACTATATGAAACCTGCCTACCGTTGGTTGGGTTGGGGTATCAAAGGTGCCCGTGAAACCTACGCATATGAATATCTAAATAAACTTAAGATGCTTGGATGAGACAATGTATTGTCTGGAGTTTTACTGGGAAGGAGAGTGGATCAAGTTGAAGAATTACTCTAACCTATCCTTACCCAAAGCTCAATTCCTCCTGCACCTATGCAAGTCTGGTCAGGAGGTTTTCAAAACCAAAAAAGAATTTAGGATGATCGCACATGATTGAAGACTGGCGTTACGATGATGGCAAGATGGCAGAGAGACAGATTTGCCTTACCGCATTCATTCGTCAGGAAATCCCCATAAATAGAGAAGTATACGAGTTTTGTCACTACTATGTGTCAAATGGGATGCTTCAAATTCCTGACACCCAGCAGAAATTAGAGGAAGCAATAGAGTCTCACAATGGAGATCTCTATTCTTTTGTTGGTGAGAAACTCTTCAAAGAATTTTCCATCTGGCAAAATCTAAATGAAAGACAAGAAAGCGATCAAAAAATTGATCAAGAGAGCGAAGAAACATCCTGACTGGTATAGTGAATATGAGTTAGCATATGTTAGGATGTTAAAGAAAGCAAGAAAAGCAATTAAACTACCACACAAACCAGAATAGAATGCGTATTGTTATCGTTGGAGGTGGCACGTCAGGTTGGATGACTGCCGCCGCTTTTTGTAAAACATTTCCTACATGGGACATCACACTGATCAATGGTGGTGATGCCATTGGAGTGGGCGAAAGCACTACGCCACACATCAATCAGTATCTCTCTTATATGGGTATCACTGATGATGTATTCCTTCCTGCAGCACGAGCAACCTTCAAATCTTCTTCTAGGTTTGATGGTTTCGTTAAGGAGGGTGAAGTATTCCATTATCCTAATGGACAATCTGTTATTCAAACAGTAAAATTTCAAGAGTGGATGCTCGCTAAAGCATTTCATCCAGACAACCTACCTCCTTTCTCTGAGGTATTCATGCCATTCGTTACAGTGGCAGAGTCAGGGCGACTCCCACTAAATAGAGATATTCTAGAGCCATATGACCTTGCAAAAGACAGATCGTTTCACATCAACGGAGCAGCATTCTCTACATTCCTTCGAGAAACTTTTTGTCAGAATCTTAAGGTGGTTGATAGTAAAGTTAAGTCTGTTGCTACTAAGGGAAGAGACATCGAGCATGTCTTGGTCACAGGTGGACCACACACGCAAGGGGCAGAAAAGATTTTTGGTGATCTCTTTATCGACTGTAGTGGGCAGCAAGCAGTGCTCTCAGGATCGCTTAGCAAGTGGAAACCATTCTCGTCAATCATAAATGATAGGGCACTTGTAGTTAAGACTGACTACACTAACCGTGAAGAAGAGATGGTCCCCTATACCAACGCCAAAGCAATGAGTGCTGGTTGGCAGTGGACTATTCCCACCTATGATTTCATTAGTAGAGGGTATGTATTCTCCTCACAGTTTCAGAGTGAAGATGATGCCCGTAAAGAATTTGGTTACGATGACGCACGTTTAATCTCATTTGAGAATGGTAGACACGAGAGGGCATGGACAGCTAACTGTGTGTCCATCGGACTCTCATTTGGATTCATCGAACCGTTAGAATCTACAAGTCTTTTCAACACACACCATGGTATCCTTGCTCTCATGGACCTCCTACAGGAGGGATCCTTGCCTGGTCAATTCCAGCGTGATCGTTTCAATCACAATCTCGCTGAGCACATGGATGGATGGCGTGAGTTTGTAGAGGCACACTATTATTATAGTCGTCGCCGTGATACACCATACTGGAATCACATTAGCAATGGTATCGAGTATGATCTCACTGGCACCCACGAAGTCATTCAGTATATTATGAATGGCAACGAACCCATTACACACGGTGGCACACCAGTCCTCCACATTCTTGCAGGATCTGGTTATACTACTGTCAACAAGCGCCTTACTGAATACTTCAGGTATCCAGAGCTTGTTACTCGTCGCAAAGTCGATGAGTGGGCATACAAGCACCAACGTGTGCTAGAGTATGCCGAGACATGTCCCCCCATGTCAGTTTTCTTAGAGTCTACCTTCAACTACACTTGACAAGATTCGGAAAACCCTATATAGTAAGTTGACTTTACAAAAAGTCACACTTGACGCCTCACCGAGACTAAACAGCGTCATTAAATAACAGTCTCTCATACCTACACTGGAGGGTGGTGTAGGAATACTTACCCCAGTGCATACCCCGCACTTATACTTACCCTAAACTAAAATGACTACACTTTCACGTCAAACGCGATCCTCTAATTGGGAATCGTTCTGCGAGTGGGTCACAAGCACAAACAACCGTCTCTATGTTGGTTGGTTTGGCGTCTTGATGATTCCTACACTGCTCGCAGCTGCTACATGCTTCATTGTTGCATTTATCGCTGCCCCTGCTGTGGACATCGATGGAATTAGAGAACCAGTTGCTGGCTCTCTCATGTATGGAAACAACATCATCTCTGGTGCTGTTGTCCCTTCTTCAAATGCAATCGGTCTACACTTCTACCCCATCTGGGAAGCTGCTTCTCTTGATGAATGGTTGTATAACGGTGGTCCTTACCAACTCGTTGTCTTCCACTTCTTGATTGGCATCTCTGCTTACCTTGGAAGACAGTGGGAATTGTCCTACCGTCTCGGTATGCGTCCTTGGATCTGCGTTGCTTACAGCGCACCTGTGTCTGCTGCTATGGCAGTATTCCTTGTGTATCCTTTCGGTCAAGGATCCTTCTCTGATGGTATGCCTCTTGGTATTTCAGGTACATTCAACTTCATGTTTGTATTCCAAGCAGAGCACAACATTCTGATGCACCCATTCCATATGCTTGGAGTTGCTGGTGTTTTCGGAGGGAGTCTCTTCTCCGCAATGCATGGTTCTCTAGTTACTTCTTCACTCATTCGTGAAACCACTGAGTCTGAATCTCAGAATTATGGTTACAAGTTTGGTCAAGAAGAAGAGACCTACAACATCGTTGCCGCACACGGTTACTTCGGTCGCCTTATCTTCCAATACGCTTCATTCAACAACTCAAGAAGTCTTCACTTCTTCCTTGCTGCATGGCCTGTGGTTGGTATTTGGGCAGCATCTATGGGTGTCAGCACTATGGCATTCAACCTCAACGGATTCAACTTCAACCAGTCTGTCCTAGACAACTCTGGTAAAGTGGTCCCTAGTTGGGCAGATGTCCTCAACCGTGCTAACCTCGGTATGGAAGTAATGCACGAGCGCAACGCTCACAACTTCCCATTAGACCTCGCTGCTGCTGAAAGCACACCAGTTGCTTTGACTGCACCTGCGATTGGTTGATATCTAGATCAGTTACATACAATTTGGAAAGGGACCTTAGGGTCCCTTTTCTTTTTCATATTTTCAATGAAGTTTAGTAAAAGGTTAAATAATAATGGTTGCATCTACATTACAACCGACACAACGGGGGTGGTTTGATGTCCTTGACGACTGGCTTAAACGAGATCGCTTTATCTTTGTGGGTTGGTCTGGACTATTACTTTTTCCCACTGCTTATCTTGCCATTGGTGGTTGGCTCACTGGCACGACTTTTGTCACGAGTTGGTATACCCATGGTCTTGCTACTTCCTATCTTGAGGGTGCTAATTTTCTTACAGCGGCTGTCTCGACGCCTGCTGACGCTATGGGTCATTCTCTTCTTCTACTTTGGGGTCCAGAAGCTCAGGGTAGTTTCATCAGGTGGTGTCAACTTGGAGGGCTTTGGTCCTTTGTTGCTCTCCACGGTGCATTCTCTCTGATTGGTTTCATGCTCCGCCAATTTGAATTGGCACGTCTAGTAGGTATTCGTCCTTACAATGCTATTGCTTTCAGTGGTCCTATTGCTGTCTTTGTCAGTGTGTTTCTCATCTACCCACTCGGACAATCCTCATGGTTCTTCGCTCCCTCCTTCGGAGTAGCAGCGATCTTCAGATTCCTTTTGTTTCTACAAGGATTTCATAACTGGACACTCAATCCATTTCACATGATGGGTGTTGCAGGTATTCTGGGAGGAGCACTTCTTTCCGCTATCCACGGAGTCACAGTTGAAAACACTCTGTTTGAAGATGGTGAGCAGAATACCACCTTTGGTGGTTTTGAGCCCACGCAAGACGAGGAGACTTATTCGATGGTTACTGCGAATCGATACTGGTCACAGATTTTCGGTATTGCTTTTAGTAACAAGCGTTGGTTGCATTTCTTTATGCTCTTTGTGCCCGTCATGGGTCTCTGGACATCTAGCATCGGCATCATTGGACTTGCTCTTAATCTTCGTGCTTATGACTTTGTATCTCAAGAGATTCGTGCGGCGGAAGATCCAGAGTTTGAGACTTTCTATACTAAGAATATTCTCTTGAATGAAGGTCTTCGTGCATGGTTGGCACCAGTTGATCAACCTCATGAGTCCTTTGTGTTTCCTGAGGAAGTCCTTCCTAGAGGTAACGCACTGTGATCCAGTTTGCACTCGGATTAGTTGTCGGGTATCTAATTACCCGACTCATCATTACCATCTATAAAACGTCTAGAATTTTATATGAAAACTTCAGACACATGTCATGAATCAAATACCATACCAAGGTGGTTGTGGGTAATGGCATCAACACTATTATTCTTCACTGTTATTTGTTTCTTAATTATGTTTGCTGGTATGGTTTATGGCTAAATAGAATGTATCGTCGCCGCCGCCGATGTGGATGGCAAAATCCATCAAACACATCACACTAAATAGAGGAGCAGCACACGCTCCTCTTTTTTAATGTCTGAGCATATTCGTAATCTAGTTGCTCGTTGTTACAACGTGACTGGTCCTATCGGTCTAGAGCCTAACGCTCTCGATGGGCAGAATCCTGCGAGTGAATTTTCCCCTGCATCTGCATCCTCGTCTGGTCCTGTGCAGTCACAGACACCTGCAGAAGTCATTCAAAATTTGGTTGGTAGATGTTATGGTCCCACTGCGGTGCCAAACCAACCTAACCCTCTGGACTCTCTCAATATTCCAGAGCGTCCTGAAGCTCCATCGGCACCTGAAGTGCCTACACCTAATCAGGTTATTCAAAATCTGGTTGGTCGATGCTACCCTGATTTACCACCACCACAACCACCACGTCCACCTGACGATCTACCTGACCTACCTACTATCGTTACTATTGATCCAATCATTTGTTTCATACAGGATCAATTAGGTCTTGAGTTGCCTGGCATTAACTGCGGCAATGACATTGTGATCAAGTGGCCCACGCCTGATGAGCCTGATGGTCCTTGGATCTCTACTGGTGATGATGACTGTAAGCGTGTTGTTGAGTTAAGAATTCGTGGCAAACTAAAAGATCTTGGTAATGGATTCTGGAAAGTAATTGGTAGTGACCCTGAAGAAATTTTATATTGCGACACTGAAAGAGGTGGTGCTATTGAATGGGAGAGGTGCGTCAGAAATACTCTGGCATGTACATTCAAACCATACTTAGGTGGTGGTTGGACACCCGCTAAGACTGACTGCGAAGGGTATCACCCTCGTGGATGGTCTGCTAACAAGACTGAAGTTTGTATTAAGAATTGCTTCCCTGAGAGAGTCCCTGTTTATGAATCTCAGAATGGTGGAGAATATAATTATCACACTGAAATCTCTGGTCCTTCAGGATATACTCTGACACATGCTGAGCCTGCATTCTGGATATTAAAAGGTAAGTTACCTGGCATGGCAGGTGGCACTGGTATTAACGTTGAGTTAATTACTAATGGCGCAGCAGGATTTGGAAACGAGGAGAATAATCCACCAATTAAAAACACTGACCGTCAAGGTAACGGTAATGGAAACTGGATCTTCAATGAAGGTGGTGCTGCGTTTTGGTATGATGGTAACGACCATGGTCTACCTGATGGTAATGCTGTTACAGGAGACACTGCACAACATACTATTAGATTTGGTAGAGCAGTTATTAACTTTGAAGTTAGACCCATCTATAGAATTCAAGATGGTGATGTAAAAGATATTGATAGCGAATGGAGAGTAACATCTTGGACAGGCACACTACCTGAGTCTGGTATTGAGATTCCTTTCTCATTCATGCCTAAGCAAAATGGAAAGGACGGGCAGAAACAATTAACTATTAAGGTAATTATCCTTGGACCTGAGAGTAGAGAAAAGGTAGTGCCTCTCTTCAAATATAGAGGTAGTCCACTTGATTATTTCTTGACTACTAATCCTGGCGCTCCTGACACAGAGGGTGCTGGTGAAAGAAGCACTATGAATGCCGCTGGTATGGTCTTCCATAGTGTCCTAGGGTATGTCTTCCAACGTAAGAGTGATGGTATCTCTTTCATACATGACAAAGAGCGTTTGTGGGCACTCCATCGTTTCTATAATCCTTCCACTGCTGACCATAGATATACGATTGATCCTCAGAATAATACTATTCCACAGAGAGTCTCACGGAGTAGATTTGCATACCGTATACCTCAGAAGATTACTAATGCTTTGACTATCCGCATGGATGTGGAGAAAGGTAAGGCAGGATATGATAATGCATTTGGTTTCTACCTAGCAGATAGCAGTGG